AAACCAAATAAATTTTTATCTGGTGGCCAATCAAAATTAGACAAGAATAAAAATAACAAAATCGATGCAGAGGATTTTGCATTACTTAGAAAAGAAAAAAGTAAAGACAAACCAATGAAAGCTAAAAGAGGTATGTCCACTGATGATTTTGTAAAAAGAAGAAAAAAATTAATGGGCATAAGAGCTGTGGGTCCAGCGGCCGGTATGATGGGATCTGGAGTAGCTAGTCAAGCGCAGGTTAAACAAGGCACAAAAAGATTAGGCGGTAAAGGTAGAGTAGGCACAGCTGCAGCTTTAGGAGCTGCTGGTGTCAGTCTTATTGCAAAAAAAATTAAAGAAAGAATGGACAAAAGAAAAGCAAAAAAAAGAGACACTGCTAAAGTTAAAAAAATGGGTGGTGGCTTAGCTGCTGCTACTGAAAGATTAAGAGCTCAAGGTAAAATGGGTGGTGGCATGATGAAAAAATATTCTGTAGGCGGTGGTGCTGATTCAGGAAGAATTGGAGAACTTAAAAGTGATTTAGCAACTGCTAAAAATAGAGCTGAAAGAATAGCTGCTGTAAAAAAAGCTGACAAAGCCAGAGGAAAAATGGGTGGCGGCATGATGATGAAAGCACCTGGTTATAAAAAAGGTAAATCTGTCATGGCTAAAGGTTGTAAATTAGGAAGAAAAAAACCTACTAAAATGTATACATAGGAGGGACTATGTCCCTAAAGGGTCTTTTAAAAATAGGTAGGGAAATACTAAAGGCTAAGAAACCAACAGCAACACCGGCTACCGGACAACAAACAAAACAAATTACATACACTCCAAAGGCTCAACAAGAAACAGGGCAAGAGCTTGCCATACGAGATATTAAAACACCTGCAGTTGTTAGAAACGTTACTAAAGAATTACACATGGGAGATAAGGTAGCCCCTGCTTTTGGTTCCTCTACTTACGATTGGATTATGAGAAAAGGTGCTGGTAAGTACACAGCTGATGAATGGGTAGATTGGTTAACAAGCACACGAAAAGTAAAAACTAAAATGTTTGGTAAACCCGTAACAGAAACAATAAGGGACCAAAAAAGATTTAAGTATGATAAAGGCCCGTTTGCAGGTAAGGAAGTCTCTATTTCAAAAGAAGAATTATATGATTCAAATCTTGCAGTTTTTAACAATGCTGGAGATTTGACAGGTGGTTTATTGTATGCTGCAAAAAAATTTGGTTTAAAGTTGGATGCTAATGAATTAGGAGCAATGGTAAAATTAAATCCTGTTAATAGGTTAAGACCAATCGATTTAGGAATGCCAAGGGCAGCTAAAGAAAATTTTGATAAAACTCTACAAACATCTGCTGATCAATTAAATACCATCAAAAAAAATTATGCTACATCCACAATACCAGGCTCAGTTAACATAGTAGAGGGTATAGATGATGTAATTTACAAACTTGGAGGATTAAAGTTAGATAATAGTAGAAGTGCTATATTATCATTAAGGGATACTATAAAAGATGTTAGAAATATTCCAAGAATGCGACCAGAAGATGTGAAAACCATGAATAAGGTTTTAGGAGAATTAGATAGCTCAGCAGCTCCATTACGTCAGAATAAAACTTTTTATCAAAATGAAACGACATATACACTGCAAGGCGGTAGAGACTACAGAGAAACAATTATGGTCTTAGATGATGCAATACCAACTAACACCAGACCTTATGCTAAAGGTTCCCATTTCTCCGATTTATTAGATAACCAAAACATCAACAATATTTATCATATTAGATATGACACTCGATTTACCCCAGATGGAAAAAAAGTTTTTTTTATTAATGAAATACAATCAGATGTAAACCAAGAGATTGCAAAACAAATCTCTAGATCAGCGAGATTTGACGGGACTAGATTTAATCCTTTTCAAGCTGACCTAGAATTAAAATTGTTAGTTCCTCAACGAGCTAAACTATTGGAGAATCTTAATAAAGCTATTAGCACACAAGATTCTAATCGTGTAAATTTTTTAAGTAAAGAATTAAGAGAATTAGATAATAAATTAAAATTATTAGGAACTAAGGGCAGTAATTATTTTCCTTTTTTAGAGGGCGATCAGTATGGAGATCATGCATTAAAATACTTAGTGCAAAAAGCAGCAAAAGAAGGTGTGGATTATGTTGCAGTTGCTCCTTTTGATAAAGTAGCTTTTAGACAAGGTTTTGCAGCAGGTAATGAAAGATTTTATGGTTATGGATCTGGTAAAGGAATAGGTAAAAAAGGTTCAGCTGTGATGCCTGATCTTATGAAAAAATTAGCAAGATTATACAATTCAAAAGCAGGACCTACTAAAGTATCATTGTCAGATCCTAAACTACCATATAAAAAAGTTAGAGAAGATAAATTTGTATATGAATCAGCAAATAGTGGAGATAAAGCACCTATTTCACCTACCCACCCTTTAAAAGGTAAAGAAATAAAAAGCACTTATCATAGTGAAGCGTATGAAGAGCCACTTAAAGGTTTAAAATTAATTCCAGAAAATGATCCAAGGTTGTATTTTGATGCTTTTGCTATTAAGGTAGAGCCAATTATGAGAGGTACACAAAAAACTTATAAAGCTCTTGGTGGTCTTGTAGTAGATATATTTAAGGAGAAAAGGTATAATTAAAAATGGCCGTAGAAAAGAATAACGAAGTAATAGAGGAAGAAATTCAAGAACAACCACAAGGTTTACCTATAGATGTAAGCATTGAAGGTGAAGAAGAAGTTGTTGAAGAAAGACCTCAAGATGATTTTAATTCAAATCTAGCAGAGAACATGGATGAAAGAGAACTTAAATCCATGGCTAGTGATCTTATTGCTGAATATAAAAAAGATAAAAGTTCACGTAAGGAATGGGAGGATGCTTATATTAAAGGTCTTGATTTATTAGGCACTAAGTATCAAGAAGTCACCAAACCATTTAGAGGTGCGAGTGGAGTCACACATCCACTTCTTGCTGAGTCTGTTACACAATTTCAAGCACAGGCTTATAAAGAATTAATTCCATCTGATGGTCCTGTAAGAACACAAGTAGTAGGATTACAAACTCCACAAGTCGAAGCACAAGCAGACAGAGTCAAAGAATATATGAATTATCTACTTATGGAAGAGATGGAAGAATACACAACTGACATGGATCAAATGTTATTTTATTTACCATTGTCCGGTAGCACTTTTAAAAAAATATATTACGATGAATTATTAGGCAGACCTTGTTCTAAATTTATACCTGCTGAAGATTTAGTTGTGCCTTATTACGCATCAGATCTTAAAGATTGTGAACGTATTACACATGTTATTAAGATGACAGAAAATGATGTGACCAAAAAAATGGCTGCAGGTTTTTATAGAGACATAGACCTACTCGCACCAACTCAACAAGTAGATCAAGTAGACCAAAAAATTAATGAGCTCCAAGGTGTTAAAAGAACAGAATCAGAAAACTTACATACTATTTTAGAAATGCATGTCGATCTTAACTTAGATGACTATGAGGATTTTGATGATAAAGCAAAAAAAATAAAAATTCCTTACATCGTAACAATTGATGAAGGCTCGGGTGAAATTCTTTCTATTTATAGAAACTACAAACCCAATGATGTTTCATATTCTAGAATAGAATATTTTGTTCATTTTAAATTTCTACCAGGTTTAGGTTTTTACGGCTTTGGTTTAACGCATATGATTGGTGGATTAAGCAGAGCTGCTACTCAATCATTAAGACAATTGATAGATGCAGGGACTTTAAAAAATCTACCTGCTGGATTTAAGTCTAGAGGGATTAGAGTAAGAGATGATGATCAACCAATTCAACCTGGAGAGTTCAGAGATGTAGATGCACCGGGTGGGAATATACGAGATCAATTTTTTAATTTACCATTTACAGAACCATCTACGACTTTATTTCAGTTATTAGGTTTCGTAGTTCAAGCTGGACAAAAATTTGCAGCCATAACTGATTCAAATGTTGGTAATGACGTACAAAACAGAGCTGTAGGTACTACAATTGCTCTCATGGAACGTGGTTCACGGGTAATGAGTGGCGTTCACAAACGTTGTTACTATGCAATGAGACTAGAATTTAAAATTTTAGCTAAAATTTGCCAAGAATCTTTACCACCTGAGTACCCGTATGATGTTTTTGGTGGTCCAAGACAAATAAAACAAGCAGATTTTGATGAAAAAGTAGATATTTTGCCTGTTGCAGACCCAAATATTATGTCTATGGCTCAAAGAGTAACGTTAGCACAGACACAATTACAAATTGCGCAATCAAATCCACAAATTCACAACATACATGAAGCTTATAGACGTGTTTATGAAGCTTTGGGCACTAAACAAATTGAAACTTTACTAAAACCAGCACCAAAACAACCCGAACCATTAGATCCTGCTAAGGAAAACGCACGAGCATTACAAATGCAACTACTAACTGCATTTGAATTTCAAGATCACGATGCACATATAGCAGCACACATGGCTTTTATGGCTACAAGGATGGTGCAGATTAATCCTCAAGTCTATGCATTGATGCAATCACATATAAGTGATCACATTTCATT